TGAGGAACTTAGCTCTATATTTGATCCATCAGTAGGAGTTAAAGATGTGGTTCCTATTGCAAGACTCTCTTTAGACGCATCCCAGAACAACTTAGGTGTTGTGCCTGTGTCCTCGTAGAAGCTGATGTCACCGTTGCCAGCAATATTGAACCTGCTTGCACCATCATCTCTAATTCTAAAGTTGTTAGCTGATGCAGAGCCTGAACCAAAACTTACTATCTGAAAATCGCTTGAGGCATTAGAAAAGTCAACGACAGTTGAATAGGTACCGCTAGGCGTAAAGTTTACAAGCGAGTTTCCTGAACCACCATCTACAGTCAACCCATCGGCTGTCACTGAGCCTGTTACGTCAATTGAGCCTGTAAGACTGCCGCCTGATAGGGGTAGGAATGAGCCTGTGCTACCAACTTCTACTATAGACTCAGTGCCGTCATCTTTCTTTATGTACATCTTGCCGTGATAGGTGTTGATACCTACTTCACCAAGGGCTAGGTCAGATGTAGAAGGAATTCCACTAGCCCCTGATTGTGCTGATCTTTTTAACTTAATCGTTTGTGCCATGTGGCTCTCCTATATGCGTATGTACGCTAGAGATTTATTTAGAATGTACCGCCATCAATATTGTTTGTCCAAGTAGGAACACCAGAAGAGTTAACAGAAAGTAACTGTCCAACACTATGTGTACTGTCCCATACTCCTGCCGCTGTAACGCCCATAGCTGATGTGCCATTACCGTACGCAATACCGTTAGTAGTAAATGAAGACCTTCCAGTACCTCCGTATGCAACTGCAAGATCTGTATCAAGTTTTAAAGTACCAAAGTTTGCAGTACCCTTTGTACCTGACATAACATTAGATGAATTAGTAGCATCTGGTATAAAAGTAAATTCACCTGTGCTGTCATCAAATCCAAAGAATCCTAGTTTTGCGGCAGTAGCGTTGTGCCATCTAAACTCAATACCACGATCAAGGTTATCATCACTAGAAGGAGGCGTGTCTCCCCCAAGAGTAAAGATAGGATCTTCAATAGTAACTGTAGTAGAGTCTATTGTAGTTGTTGTTCCGCTTACCGTAAGATTACCATCAATAGTTACCGTACCACTGCTAGTAGCAGGAGTAATAGTAAATGCAGATGGCCCAGTAATATTTCCTGTAGTAACTATGTTACCTGTTACTTCAACACCAGTGGCAGTAGTTTCAAATTTCTTACTACTTGAACTTCCGTGATTTAATTCAACAGCACCATTAGAAATAAACTTAGCAATATAATTATTGCCACTACCGCCTTTTAAATCAATACCAGTTCCGTTAGTAATAATTTCTAAACTACCAGTTCCTTTGTCATTAATTCTACTAACAGATGCAGTGTGTTGAATAACTAAATCGCCACCAATTTGATCGCCAAAACGTAACTCATCACTATCGCCAAATGTAACATCACCTGAAAAAGTTCCTCCAGTAAGAGGCATATATCCACTAACATCTGTGCTAGTCCAAGGAACGTTAACAACAGCCTGACCAGCATTGTTTAGTTGAATTCCGTAAGTTTTCCCTGATGTATTAGTAACTGCATTAGCGGCTTCTGTTTGATCTGTATCAGAAAATAATTCAATACCACCACGAACTGAAGAAGTTGCTTCAGGTAAAGTATAAGGAGTATCTGTCCACGGCACGTTAACAACAGCTTGTCCGTCAGCATTTAATTGAATACCATAAGTACGGTTAGAAGTAGAAGAAGCAGAATTAGCCGCTTGTGATTGTGTGGTGTTAGAAAATAACTCTATACCACCTAGTGTAGTTGCTGTTGCTACTGGCAATACATAATAGTTTGCATTAGCAGGAATGCCATCTAATTTATCTGTAAACGCTTTACCGCCTATAGCATCTACATCTGATGTACTGCCCCCCGGTCTGCCAATCCACAACTTATTACTATTTGAGGAGTATGCTAATTCACCATTTTCAAGCGTAGACGGAGCCGCTGTACTTGAACTCCTTTTAATTTTCATTGTTTGTGCCATTTTCTTGCTCCGTGTTTAAAAGTTTCCACCCTCAAGGGTTGATGTATTATTTAAATAATTACTATCATTACTAAATTGCGAGATTGCTCCACTTACATTAGATAGTACTCGTGTTGCATTAATAAACGTTGTGCCTCCAGCCGCATACCCAACAGTATTGTTTAACAAACCTGTCATTGTATCGCCTGTTTTTTCTACAAATCCTGATCCAGAAAATGACTGCGCGGCTACTGGCTCACCTGTAACTGAGTCAAATCCTAAAAACTTACCTTTACGACTATCTTTTAAAGGTAGCTCCATACTTCCAGAAGCTACATCTTCATCTTTTAATCTTAATGATCGATTGATTGCAGTTTGTTGTTGGTTAGTTGCAAGCCATAATCTATCGTAATCATTGTTTACTTCATTAGCTAAGAACGCACCGTTAGCTTGATATGCCGTATCTCTGTCTAAATCCATAGACATGAGTATGTTTATTGTTGTACCCTGTGTAGGAAAGATAGGGTTGTTGTTACTATCTACTAATGTAAATGTAATAGTACCGCCTGATCCTACTCCTACATTTTGTACTGTGTAGTGTGTATTCAAGGTTTGTACAACACCACCCAATAAAACGGTAACGTCTGTAGCATCGTTTAACTGGAACGTGTAGCTATACACATTTTGATTATTTCCTGCGGTATAATCGTTCCTAGTAGTGTTTGCTGTTACTGTCATTTTGGCCTCATATATTTTGCCAATTATACTATTTTAGGGGTTATAAATCTTCCAAAACTTCCATTGGAGTTTCTGCTGGAGCCCACCAATACTCTTGACCAAACTCTTCATAACGTTTTGTTCTAATTCTATTTAATGATGATTGATAGTCTGGATCAGCCATTAACCTAATATTATCGAACATTGAATTCATAAATAATTGTATTTGCCACGGATCAGGAGCTATGTCTTTGATAAATTTAGCAGACTCACCAAGAACATTTGTTTCATCTCCTGTAACTGCTTCTCTAATATTTCCAATTGTTAATTTATAAGTGTCGTTAGTAAGACTTGCCATTGGACCTAACAACGTTTCAACAAATCCTCGACCATATTTATTAACGTCTGATACTACATAATCAGCAAACAAACTACCTGAACCACCTTGCACAAAAGCAGTAACCCAATCTTCTGGATCGTCCATTGGTCTAGGTTCTCGACCAGCCGCTAAATCTTTTATTTGTAATGCAAATGCACCCATTAAAGTTGTTGCTGTAGCAAATGACCCTAAATACATCATTTTACCGCCTGTAGTTGCTTGTGTTGCTCCACGGTATAAATGAGTTGTAGCAATAGTAATAGGGAATGATTTAATCATCATAGCTGATCGTGAAATTTGACCCCAAATTGTACCTCTTTCTGTTCCTCCAGTAGCAATTGCTCTTACTCTTGCATCAGGAGTAGGTACTGCATAATCTGTTTCTGACAAAATCATAGAATGAAATTTCATGCTTTCATCTTTAGTTAAGTCAGCAAACTTAGAGCCACGCAAATCTAATGGCTTAGTTGCTCTAAAATTATCCCATTCTGCTTTTGTAATTTGATAGTTTTTAAATGCACTTTGTATAACAGGATCAAGCTCATCAAATGTTTTTGCAAAATTGTCAGATAACATTCCAGCAAATTCCATTCCAAATGCTTTACGGCCTCCTTCAGTCCATGCTTCTAGCCCTGAAAATCTTAATACAGCTTCAGCAGTTTTTGCACTTGCTCCAGTTCCATAAGTATCAGAAAATCTATTTGCAGAATGAGCGCGCCCAAACCACCCATCAAATATCAATCCCATTCTAGCCGCAAAGATTCTATCTTCTTCATTAGCAGGATTCATTAATTTCATCTGTCTAGCAAATACTTTAGCAACAGGAATTTTATTGTAATTAGCAGTTAGTGCTGTTGTAGCTAAATCAGTTACAGAAGACAGTGTTGCACCACCAAGTTTAGATGCAACTTGAATATTACGTACAAATTGTAATCCATCAGCTAAAGTAACTAACTCACCATTATTAATATCACCACTTACTGTTTTATAAACAGCATTTAATGTAGCTTTAGTTCTATCTTTAACAACTTTATTTTTAGATATTTCTAACTTTTCTGCTTCATTTTTTAACACTTCAAATGTTTGTTTTGGATTAGTTCCAAACACACGCATTAATGCCGTATCATTACCCATAGCCTGTATATGATCTGTAAGGGTAGTTAATATGTCACCCTTACCAAATTTATTTTGATAGGCCATCCAAGATTCTGCATCTTTAAAATATAAAAATCTTTTTTCAGAACCTTTGCGAGATAATTTAGTGCCTAGGTTGCGAATAGTAAAATCTTTAGCTTTATTAAGACCACCTGTAGATATAGTTTCATATACATACTTTAATGAATCTTCAAAATTAGCATCAGATAACACTTGACCTTTATCATCTACCATTTGATTTCGATCTAATTTGTCAATTATAAATGCGCGCCAATCTTCATATTTAACAGCGCGGACTCTTCTTAAATCATGTGCTTGAGGTAATAAGAATTTTTCGTTTTTAGAAATACTGCCGCCCATCACATTAAATTCATCACGCATATCGTCAACAAGTTTTAACCAATCACTTGCAGATTTGGTAATTTCTGCATCATCAATAGTTTCACCTTCGTCATATACAGCGCGTATAAATTTATTTAACCCTTCTTCGTCTTGAGACAAACCGAACATTCTTGTTCTAAACATAGATAAAGAATCAGACCATTTAGCCATATATTTTTTTGTATAAGCTTTACCAAGCATATCTACATTAAGATAACTTGCCTTGCCGCTTATGTCTTTTACCATTAATGACATTAATCCAGTCATTGCATTATTAGAGCCATGCTTTTGAATGTTATTGAAAGCCTCTGCAATACGTATAGATTGAATAGCTTTTTCTCGTTTTTCACGCGATATATTCTTAACTAAATTAGATATAGCATCCTCTGGGCTATCAGCTTTTAAAATTTCTTGGCCCATTGATTTAGATATTTTTCCAGCTTGCACAGCAACATCAATACATTTGCTATATTTACCGTGAAGTGGATCTGATTGTTTAGGTGATTTAGCCAAGCGCACATACCCTCACTGATTCAATTCCTTCTATCTGATCATCTAATGATTTCATATATTCATCACCGTCTATTAATTTTCCATCAACTAATACACGCCTAATTTCTTGTGCTTCAAAATCAGCAATATCTCTATTGTAATTAGCAGACAATCCTTCAAAATCTAATTGTTCTTTTTGCAAACTTGTTTTAGTTGCTATAGGAGCAGGAGGCAATTGGCTGACAACATAATCATCATAAGTTAATGTTGGACCATTCATTTGATTTTCAAATTCTTTGTTTTGCCTAAAAATGTCCATATCTTTTTCAACATTACTACGAATAACTTGGCCGTAATATTCTTCTAAAACAGTATTATTATCAGACAACTCATTAATATGCATATTAATGTTATCAATTTCAACTTGTGCAGTAGGGTCTTTTAAAATTTTAGGATTTCTAATAATGCTATCAAGCAAATCAATAGCATCATTCATATCCATAGCATCATAACCAACTTCACGCAATCTCTCAGCAAGCAAATCTGGTGAATAACCGCCAGTTTTCCTAAATACAGGCTTACCAAAACCCCCTGCAATTTTTTGCATATCAGCTATGTCGAATCCTGCTTCATTAGCTAATTGTTGTCTATTAACTCCACCATTTTCAGCAATCCATCTTGCCCAAGTTTCATTTTCTTTTTTAATAGTAGTTATTTTTTTTTCTAATTTAACTATAGTTGCATCTCTAGCATCTTCTAGTTTTACATACTCTTTGTTTTGAAATGCATCATATTCTTTTAAAATATCATCTTCTATTCGAGCAGGTAATGCCGCTTTTTGTTCAGCTAGTTGTGTACCCATCCTGTCTAAAATGTTTATTGATTCTTGCTCTGGGGTTAACCTAACCTCAGCATTAATTTTATCAGTCGGCTTAGGAGGGCCAACAAACTCTGACGCATTCTTAGAAAGGTTTCTAAAGTATCCAGAAATCCCACCTACTGCCCCACCAAGAAGCCCTGCACCTATAGCTGTAGTGCCAATAGCCATTAAAGCATCTTCAAACTCATAAGGTGAATTAATGTCGTGCTTGTGTTTGTACACTAATGGTTGAATAGCTGACTCAGATGCAACAGCAATAGCGGCTGTGTTTCTACCTGTTATTAATGCTTGGCTTAATGTACTCATCCCTTTGTAAGCAGTACCTACACCTATACCCATAGTAGCTACGTTAATAGGATCAAGCATATAACCACCCATGCTTCCTAAAAACTGTGCAAATCCATTGCCACGTTCTATAACATCTTGGTTTTCTTCTCTGCGCTTGCGTAGTATTTCTGTGCGTTCGTCATACAATTCACGGTTAGTTTTTATTAAGCCTGTATCTTCAGCTAATCTGTCATAATCAAGTTCACCAGTAATATCCGTATAAGGGTTTAAATCAAAACCCTCGTTAGACATTTTAAATATTTGTTGATTTCTGTCGTCATATCCCTGACGATTTAACAAACTAGAAACAGATAGTTCTTCGTCTATAACAAAACCAAACGCTGAACCCATAGTCTCAAAAAAAGTAGGGTTTTCACGAAACTCTTGTGGGCCAAGCAAATTTTGATAATAATCGCGCTGATCTTGATTAGAAAGAATAGGCATTATAAGTTTTTAAAACACTGCTAATGGAGAGGGGGTTTGCATTCTTTGGGCTCTATAGTACATATATGATCCTTGTTCTTTATTACCTTTCATGTCATTAATTTTTTCTTGCGTAACATTAAATATTATTGGCGCACCGTCTTCCCCATAAATAGGAATCCCAGCATCATCATAAACGTGGTAATTACCTTGGCCTGCAATAGCTTTAATTTGACCGTTAGAAAAGCCAAGAGAATCAAAATAAGCATCAAGATCGTAATCAGGAATACCTCTTGGTAATTGTGTCTGATATCCTCGGATCTTTTTTACACCGCCTGTAACAGCTTGTATAGCCGCTTTAAACTTAGAAGGATTGTATTGGTCTTCTCCAGCATCTAACGAGCCGTAGTAGTAATTAAGAGCCGCATTAAGGGTATCTCGCTTATCATTAGGCCCGTAAACAGTACTAACAATATCATTAAAATCTGACATATATCTATCAGATGATTTTAGTGTTGTAACTAATTTGTTAGCTAATAAATCTTGTCCTTTAAATATAGTTTCTTGAACAACACGATCACCACTTGCCGCGGCTTGTGCAAATACACCTTGTTGTTTAGGTGCAATTTGACCCCATAAAGCTGAGTTACTACCAAATACATTAACTAACTCTACTTTTTCAGCAGGAGTCATTTGCGTAATTGTATTACTTAATGCATTAGCTTCATTATCTGTAAGCGGTGAAACTGAAACTCCATAATGCTCAGAGGCTAATCTAGCCTGTTTTTGTCTTTTAGCAAATGCTTCTTGATTTGCAGGGCTATCAAAATCTTCAGCTAATGGATTAAATTCTATAGGCTCTCCTAATCCTTGAGCTACGTACATACTTATACCATCTTTTCTAGCTTGCCTATTGATATCTGCATTAGCAACTAACATGGCTTTATAAGCATTGGCACGATCTAAACCACCTGTTCGTGCTGACTCAAGCATTTCATTTCTAGCTTGCAATGAAGCAGTAGCAAATATTCCTATTTCATCTGCTAAAAATAACTTTTCTTCTAAAGGTGTACCTTTAGCCATTTCATATATAGCTGTTCTTTCTTGCTCATCAATAGGCTGTCCTAAAGTTCTTGATGTAATGTAATCTTGTACTTTTTCAGAAGTTTCTTTTGTTGAAACTGTTTTGGTTGCTTGTAACCTTGAGTTTTGTCTATTTAAATCTTGTTGTGCACTAATTTCAAATGATCTTAATTCTTCCTGAGAATAGCTACTAGGAATTGATTCTTTTAACATTTTATCTAATGCTGTCATAGCGGCAGAAACACCATCTTTTTCAACAATAGCATCTAACTTTGATAAACGAGTTTGCTCATATATTTTATTTTTTAATTTTCTTTTGTCTTCTAATACACGACTAGCATACTCAGGACTAGCTTCAGCTAAAGCATCCATAGTTAACAACAACAACTCTGACTCAGAATTAACTAACTCTGTATCCCCTTCACGAGCTAAGTTTGCAATATTTCTAACACCAGTATTAATTGAATCAGTTAATGTAATTATATTTTTGTTATTAGCTTCAGTTAAAAAGTTTTTGTTTAATTTTTCTTCGGCAGAAGATATTTTGCTTGCAAGAGCTTCGTTAATTCTAGGTTGAGATTCAGGAGGCAATAGGTTAACAGTAGCTTGCCTGTACGCATTAGCATCGCTTGCAAAACCTTGTGGATTGTCTTTGTATTTTTCTTCTAATTCTTTTATTTTTATATCAGAATCAATACTTATTTCTGCTAAATATGCATTAATAGCATTACGATTAAATACTTCAGATCCATAACCTTTACGAGTAGGAACTTCGCCAAATACTTTTTTACCTTTTTCGTCTACAGTAATAGCTTGTTCTACAGCTTCTTGTGCTTGAGCAGGAGCCTCACGTTCAGCTTTAGCCCTTCCAAACTGTTCAGCAACACCAGCTACAGTAGCTCCTAAGCCTGCTAGAGCCTGCATACGCCTAGCCGCAGAGTCATCTACCCCTGTAGGGCGGAACTCTCCATAAAAACCAACACGTTGTTGTCTAGGTTGTTTAGCCATTACGTTACCTTATTAGCTTGATATGTTTGATAACCGCCTGCTATGTTACCTGCGCTACTTAACAAAGTAGAAGTTGCTCCTATATTAGCGGTACTTCTAGCCATAGCTCCTTGTCTGCGTAATTGAGCTTGTTTTAATTTATCGGATACAGCCAGCATACCTTCGCTTGCGCTAACTTGTTTTGCGCTCCCTAAAGCAATACTTTCAGGTGTTACACCAGATACTCCACCAGCCGCCATAGACACTGCATTAGCCGCAAGGACTTTATTTAACTCTTGCCGTCTTTGTAATTCACGAGCTTCTGCCGCTAACTTTTCTTCTTCAGCTTGACGCTCTAAAGATTCCTGTTGCGCTTTACCAGCTTCAACTTGACCATACACACTTACTGCTGTTCCTGCCGCAAGTAAACTAGCTACTATTGCAAAACTCATCTAAATATCCTCTGGCTCTAACAAAGCCTTTTCTATCTCGTCTATATCAGTTAAATGTGTAGGATGATATGTAATCCAAACACAGTCTGTTTCAGCGTATATAACACGCTTAGTTTGCGGAATAGTTTCTCCCATAAACGGAGCTTCTATATCCATGTTTCCAAATTGGCTAGATACTTTACATCTGCCTTTTACTACCATGTACAAGTGTGTAGTTTTGTGTAAAGCTCCTACCAAACATACGCCAGCAGGAATAAATAACTCTCTTGCATACAATCCATC